TTGCAAAAGGATGCTTGCAACGTTACGAAGCGTGTTTGCAGCAGCGTCTGCAAGAGATTTAGTTTGGTCTACTGCAGCACTGAGGGTATCAACAACACCGCTAGCAATGCTTTGGCCTATTTGGTCGTATATCTGTTGCATCCTGTCTGCAATAGCAGCTTGCTTCTCTAGCTCGGCATTGCCTCTAATTAAATCTGCAACTCTTTTTGCGTCTGTTTCTCCCAACCCTTCGGTTTTTTCAGCAATCTCTTGCGTCAACTTAACTTCATCTTCCCTGCCATTCAACTTGGCCTTTATCAAAGCTCCTTCACTCTCTAGGTTTCCAACAAGCTCTTCTACTTTTTTCGCTTCTTGGGCTTTAACTTGCGCTGCCTTGCTGTCGATGTCTTGAATTTGTTGAGATTGGTTAACTCTTTCAATAGCAATTTCTTTGGCCTCCACCTCCGAAGCGAGCCCTTTTGCCCTGATTTTGTCTATCTTGGCAGCAGAAATTTCTCTAACTTTGTCTTTCTCAAGAAGAGTCTGAGTTACCTTGTCTTCATCAAGCACTGCTTGTGCAATTTGCTTATTAAGAACGAGCAGTTTTTCTTTTAGACCAAGCTCAATGTTCAAGCTTGGAAGACGATCTTTTTCAGTACGCCCGCCCTTGACCGAAAAATTTCTTTGGTCTTGTTTTGTGACAGGGATGGAAGGGCCTGCTGGCCGCAAGCCTCCCATCTCTTCTAAAACTTGCGCTTGAGCCGCCTGAAGTGTCATTCTTTCGCCTTGCGCTGCACTTCTCCCAGTCCCAACCCTGCCCTGCAGCTCCTTAACCCTTGCCTCAGCGGCAGAACGCTGTTCAGGATCAAGGTCCCCCAAGAATGCACTGAATTTTCCGCCCTGCGTTAACCGCCCCAATAAATCATTTACGGCCTTCAAGAACATGTCCAAAGGCCCTGAAACCAACGCAAATAATTGCGTCGTTAGCTGATTCCAAAGCTTTGTTGTTTCGCTTGTAGTTTCACCCAACTTCTGCAAAGAACGAACGCCTTCGTTGCCAATCAATTGGGTCAGTTCACCAGTCAACAACGCCGCTAGTTCTTCGACCCTGCCTTGCTCTTCAAGCTGGAATGCTCTCTCTTTTATCTGTTCACGGCTAAATAACGACTTTTCACGTACCAGCTCAAGAGCCCCACTGGTTGAGTTCAACGCTTGACCAACCTTTGCCGCTTCTTTCGCAAATGCTTCGACCTGTGCAGTAATTGCGCTAGCAGCAATTGCCCCGCCTAGTCCACCTGCTGCTCCACCAAGGCCCCCGGCCAATGCCTGGATTGGACCGCCACCAAATAACAGTGGGAAGCCAGCGCCTGTTGCAATGTCTGTAAATTTTCTGGACCTACCTGCCTGCGCTTTTGTTTGAGCTGCTCTTTTTTTAGTCTGAGCGCTCAGCCTTTGATCAAAGTTTTTCAGCGCAGCATCGTTTTCCTTCTTATTTAGCTTTAAAGTTTTCTGATGCTCTGCGTCCAGCAGAGCCATCTTTCTGTCAAAAATTAGCTTATCGTTAGCCTTTTCTCTTGCCGTTTCTTGTTGCTCAAACGTACGAGTTACACGATTGACCTCGGTTTCTGCTGCGACCATGGCGGCCTGGGCCGCCTTAATTGCTTTAATTCGTCCGCCTACTGCCGTGGATTGCCCGGAAAAAACAAACGAAGGTTCTGGACCAATAGGGCTGGAATATGCTTGCGCGGTAGAGACTCCGGCGCCTGGTCTCATGTAACGACCAGCCATGCTGCCACCAGGCTGGCGAGCTGATGCAGCAGCAGCGTTATAACGTTTTAGTGAAGCTGTAGCACCATCACGTTGCCTAATCTCTTCGGCAATAAGCTTGTTGGTACGAACCTGTGCGGTATTAGCATTTTTTAGTGCAGTTACATACTTATCAACCGCTCTTTTCTCCTCAACCGTGCCCTGCTGAGCACGGTCTAAGAGTTTTTTAGCTTGTGCCAGTTGACTGTTGAAGTCTTTTAAAGACCCTGGGCCGTTTAAATGGTCAATCTGCTTTGCAAGCTGATTGAGACCTTTTTGCAACTGCGTAACTTTCGTTACGCCCTTTGCAACAATCTCAATCTCAGCTCTATAGGCCACAGCGGTACAACAAAGCCTTAGTTACAACACTCTACCTTCGACGCCTTGCCTTTGCTAACTCCTTCTCCTGCTCTTCGTTCAAAATTTTAAAATACGCGCTCCAACCCAAAACCTCTTCTGCTGTCATCGTTGACCGTAGCTCCGACAAGCTCATGCCAAGTTCTTTGGCAATACCAAACTGCAGCATGAGCCAGTTATCTTTCCGAAGCTCGGCTCCTAGGATTTTGGGTCGATTGCCTCTTCTTCTTCGTCGTCAGTCAAAATTGCCAGCATCAAAGCTTGCAAATCCTTGTCCTTGACCTCGTTCTTAAGCACATCAACTTCACCAGCCAAGAACAAAGATTCTCCCACCTCATCCTTAGCCTTCGTAATTAAAAGCTGTAGGGCAAATGCATTGGCGTCATCCGATCCAGCACGTTTTTGAGCACGCTCACGTTCTGCCATCGTCAATGGCGTAACCCACATCTCAAACTTGCTGTCGTCTGAAAGAGTAACGACTCTTTTTGTTGCTTCTAAATTTGCGGCTTTTTTGAGACGGTCAATGGCGCGTAATGCCATGAGTTACAACTAATTGTCTTACTACACTAGCACTAAAAAAGCCCCTAACAATGTCAGGAGCCTCTTTATCATCAATCGACTATTAGCTCTTAGCGAAGTCGAATGTAGGAGCTGCAGTTGGACGGAAGTTAATTGATACCGCCTGTGCGTCGTCAGGAGTAACTGAATAACTTGCAGAAGTCAGCACCGCTTCCATTGAAATGGAACGACTGGCTGCATCATCTGGCGTACCAGCTGAAACAATTGCATCCATATACAGCTTGAACGTTGCACCAGCTTGGTTGCGCTGCGTAACGTCTTCAATCAAACGAGCCGAAATGCCGGTGTCGTCATCAGTGAAGTAAACCTCAGCTGAACCTGTACCATCTGCAAAACCAGAGATAAAGGTTCGGAATGGTGCGTTTTGGCCCAGCGTGCCACCGATGGTTGTTACATCGATTTCTTCACGGGTTACTTCAAAGTTCCAAGAGCGCACGTTTGCGACCGCTTGGAACTCAGAAAACTTAATCGTGAAAGCACTGGTGCCGTCAGTTCCGTCGTTTGACAGGCTGAGGAGACTGCCGCCTGCTGTTGCAGAGAACGTTGTTGCTCCAGTGGAAGCCGTGTAGGTTTTGATGAAAACGGGAGTTCCTGCCGCCAAACCGCCGGGGAGCGTACCCCCGCCAGTAGTAAACGAAACTTTGTCGTTTGCTTTGAAGTTCAGAAACGTTCCAACGTTGATCGTGTCGCTGCCGCTAGTTACATCTGCAGCCTTAAAGGTTCCAGATGTGCCAGCTGGCTTGTAATAAAGGGCTCCAGAGGTGCCCGAAAGGACGGTAGCCATTCGTGGTACTGAGAATGGTGGACTTACGGGCGAAACCCGGACTCATACAGCTTAGCGTGCTGTCAGCAAAACAACTAACCGTGATCTTCAGCAATAAACCCTGCGTCAATACGTCCCATCATGTGGGGAGATTGTTCAGTCGTTGAAAAAGTAGGCCCATTAACTACTCCAGGGCGAAGATAAATACCTGTAGCTGCCCTAGTTGACGCACTTAAACTGAGCAGCGTTGTGACCGCTGTGTCTACCAACGTTTGATTCCTTGCGGGGCCTTTACCTTTTTCGGTATAGACACGAACGACAATAGAGCCCCTAATTCGGTCAAGATTAGTAGTTAATCCTTGTTCTGTAGTTAACCCAAAACTTAAAGATACTTTGATATATTCTGTTGTTGAATTTTCTGGAGCGGCGGTAATGTTGTCGAAGAAAACAGGCACTGCAGGGCTTAATGCCCCAAACGCTGTCTGGATGGGTGACTCAACTGCAGCTCGAACAGCTTGATACCTCATAACGACCCAAGCATGTTATTCATCTCTATAGTCACAGATCTATCGAGCCTACCGCCAGTAACGTATTTAGTGAACCAATCCAAGGGCGCAGTTCGGGAAGCTTGCCCTCCTGAAGGCCCTGAATAAATATCCCCACGTAGACCTCGCGGACGCCTGGCATTATTAGAAACCTCCCATTTGCTCAGACCTAGCTGAGTCTGAGGTGTTTCAGTTGGACGAAAAAATCTATCTTGTTCAAAGTCAACAGCTTGCCCAGCCCAAGGGCTGAAATTAAAAACTGTATAAACAACACGATCTTTTGCAAAACCAGCCTTAATTGCCTGCCTGCCGGTAAGCAAAGGGATATTAAGACGACGAGGCTCTCCGGGGGCTCCATCCCCTTGGTAGGAACGCCCGTCAAAAGTGCTCACACTCCAAGAGTTTGAGAACCTGCCTGTCCAGCTTGGCCCTTCTTCTTGTAACTCAGTGACGACTCGATGTGCAGCCCGCAACGGGCCTGCTGTGACAGTAGAAGCAACAACCATGTCTAGCTGTTTAGCGGCATCCCAGAATTTATTTTTAAATGCCATTACTGCGGCCTCGCGATAATCGTGTGAAGTAAAGGATCTTCACCCCTCAAGCTCAATACATTTAAAATCTTCGCTTCTCTTGTCACGCCAGCTTGTGAATACTGAATGCGGTCGGCTTCAGTTGGATAGTAAGAACCCAACTCGTCACCACCAATAATTACCTTGATGTCGGTCGTTTGATAAAGCCCGTCGTTTTCTCTCGCTGAGACATTAGAAATCAAACCTTTCAGCACGACAGACGTGTCCGCACCAGTCACAGCACCAGTCGCTGGGTCGTAAGTGCGTGGCGTTGTCGTTTTGACAAGCGTGATGTCTTGGCCCCATTCGTCCAATAGATCTTTGGGGATTGACTTAAAAGTGCTGTCTACAAGTGACATCTCAACCCCTCACCATACGAACTTGATAAGAGCCAGAACCTCCAAGGCAATAAGCACCAAGATAAGACTGCAGCCAAGGGTAAACGTCGAATACGTTATTGATAGTTCCAGTAGCTTGGCTGGAAGTGTTGTACTTGACCTTAAGGTCTCCGAGTTCGACTTCTTCGTATAACCCCTTATCGCCGGTAGTCCCTGTAATCGCGTCCGTGTCATTAGCCAGTTCAAACGCTAATAGATATGTAGCTTTTTTAATTGCGTTTGGAATTGCCGAACAGGTCAGTTCTACGCGATCGACATGATAATTATTGCGGGGCCAACTTAAGGCTTGGCTTGAATCGCAACGATCACCATAGAAATTCAATGTGTCGATCCAGCTTGTAGCTGAAATCAAAGCACGATTTTTGTTGTCGTCTTGTTTGTTGTCCCACTGCGTTGAGCTTGGGACGGTTTCAAAATACGCGTCTGCCTCTGCCAACGTCACAAAGCTGTTGGCTGTCTCACTCTTGAGTGTGGCGTTGATCGTGGCAGCCATAAGACAATAATAAGGTGGCCCCACCTAATGGTAGGGCCTTTGCTCTGATCAAGATCAGATGGTGCTGGTATCCAGCGGAGAGTTGACAGTCAACTGAACCATAGGGATCAGGTCGATGTCATAGGTGGCAGCCCACTTGTTAGCGGTAGCCAGATGAGCGTTGGTGGGGTTGTCACCAGCGTCAGACCACTTAGTACCCATCACGTGATAGGTGCTGTGGTAATCCACAGAAAGCACGTCTTGCTTCGAGAGGACGTTGCGATCAGCTTCAATACGAAGCTCCTGCTGCACACCTTCAAGGATGGTGCCTGATTTAATCAGATAGCAGTAGAACTCACGTTGGTGACCACCAGTGCCAGGAGCAACGGTGTTCACTGAACTGTCGGTAACGACTCGCATTCCTGCGAACTCACCAACTTCGCGAGCGCCAATGCCTACGCCACCACCACCCCAGGTCACTGAGCCAGAAGCGGCAAGTGCTGAAGTAGAGAAGGTCAGCATCCCTACCTGATACAGGTAGTAAGCAACAGAAGGGTGAACAATCAGAGTGTCCAGCTCTTCACCACGTTCTCCAAGCTTGGAGCGTGCTTCAGCAACCATGGTTGCACTGAGGAAGTTGGCTTCGGTTGCGCCAGAAGCAGCAGCCTTACCTTTGTCCAGTGCGTTGGCAGAAAGAGCAGTGCCGAACAAACCAGCAAGCTGTGAGAACAGACGTGCGCTGTTCAGCTTGTTGATCGCATCAGCCAGCTGATTGCGGATGTGAAGCATTGGATCTTCACCAGCAGCCAACACTGCAATGTCATCTACGGCATACGCGAAACCGCGATGGCAGATGCTTGCAATTTGAGTGCCAGTACCGATCTTTTGTGGAGTCAGGTAGCCACCGGAGCCGGTGCCCCACGTAGCTGTCCCGTCCATGATCTCTTCTGTTGGAGATACAGGATTGAACTCGGGAACTTGAATACGAGTACCGCCTGAGCGGGAATCGAGCAGTGAGTTACGGACAACAGCACCAGACTTGATAAACAAGCTGCGCTCTTTGATGGCCTCAGACACATAAGTGCTGAGATTATTCCTCTTGACGATGTCCGCTAGTAGGACACCGCCGGAATAATTCTGAAATGGAGCAGCCATTTCTTATTCAGGGATAATGTTTGCGGAAGTTCAAGTCACGGACTTGAGATGGTGTCCCACTGGGACTACTTACCGGCCTCTCTCCTGAGCACAGCTGCAAGATCAGGGTCGGAAGCATCCAAAGCCATTTGCTTTGTTAAGTTAATACTACCCTCTAGCCAAGGATTTGCGATGCCTGCAGCACCTGCAGTTCCTGTTGAAGGCTTAGCTCCCATGCCAGCTTGAGTGCTTGGCTTGAAATGATGTTCAAAGCCAGAGCCAGGATTTTTTAGCTTGGCTAAATAAACACCTAGGTCTTGCTCGACGCCACCGTCAAGAACTTTGACGCTGCCATCTTCAGACTTTTTAAGACCGTTCTGCACTAATTGCAGCATCTGCTCAGCATTAATTGCTCCAGCCTGACTAATTGCAGACAAAGCAGACGTTTGCATTGCTGCAGTTTCGTTTGACGTCCGAAGCTCTTGCAATTGACGCTCTAGGTCAGCAATTTGCTGTTGCTTATCTTGAGCAGTTTTGTTGGCCTCTTCCCAAAGGTCTTTCCATTGACCTTGGTCCTCAAGCGTTTTTCTGCGTTGATCGTCTTGTTTTTTGTAAACATCATCAAGCTTGCCTTTGACGCCTTGGAACTTTTCCTCGGCTTCGTTAGCACGTAGTTTTAACGCTTGAATCTGTTGCTCATACGCTGAAACGTCTACAGCGGGAGTTGAAGTCGCAGTCTCAGCCACGGGCTGTTCAGAAGGCGCCACGGGCGTCTCCTGGATGACTTGTTCTTCCATTGTGAAAAGTAATTTACTCTTCTACTTTACTGCTTTTAGCTTTTTTAGTTTCTTTCTTTGCAGCAGGAGTTGATGATCCCTCTTTTTTGGGAGGATTGATCTCTTCAAAACGAAGTCCCATGAGAATAAGAGCTGTTGTGCTCCTACTGTACCTCTGTTGACTGGTCTTGCGATTCGGCTGCGTTAGGCAAGATTTCACCCTGTACCAACATGTCGCGGAACTCTTCGCGATCAATAATGCTGTCCTGGAATAGTTGAGCCATCGCTGTAATGTCTTGGCCGATAAGACGCTGAAGGTCAAAGTCACGGCTGATTTTTACTTCAGGTGGCTCAATACCCAAGTAATTAGCAGCAAGGTTATAAGCCTTTTGCAAACCTGACTCCAGGTCCATAGAAACCATCGACAGCATTGAATTTGTGTCGATACGGTCTAATCGTCGTGCGTCAGCCGATTCAGCTACGAATTTCTGTTGGCTAAGCGTGCTGATGCCCAACGTCGCCATTTGTTGCTGTAACTCTTGGATCTCCGCAGATTGCGCTTCAAAAGCACTAGCGGCAGGCTCCACGTAATAGACCTTGTTTCCCGGCTGTGTCGCCATCGCATAATTAACACTTACAGCCATGTCCTTAGTCTGATCATCCCACCCCTCAAGCACCAGCATCGGTTGTGATGCGATGTGCAAGCTGTGAATCAAGTCAGCTTGGCGCTGGAAATGAGCAAGATTTAGATGAGCAATGTCCAATAACGGTGGACGGCTTGTCAGCGTGTCCGTCTTGTTCGCGTATATGGTGACCAGCGGGACTTGATCAAGTGAATACGGCCCAGATTCAATAAGCTCAAACTCCGCAGTAGCGTCTGATTGGTCAAACGAAGAGGGGTATGGGAAATTCCCTTGCATCGCTTTCTTTTGCTCTTCTTGCCGATAGACGCGATAACGACCCGGCTCAATGACACGAATTTGGTCATAAACTTTTTCTCCGAACTCACCATCAGGGACAACAGCCTTCTCACCAATACGCACTTGCGTCAGGTTGCCGTAATTTGATTCACGATCCAAACGCCAGCCATACACCTTGGTTGGATCAACCTCAATCCAATATGGACGACGGTTTAATGCACGCTCTTCTGCAAGGCTTCGGGCTTCTGTTGGAGCGGGAAAGTCAACCAACGTATGGCAATGGCCATAGGTCAACGCACAGATAACTAGACGACGTGCATACTCATCCAGATCTGAACCACAGCCATCAACATCTTTGTTGAAAACTTCTGTCCAATATGGATCGCCAACAATATTAATTGGCTTACGCAAAATCAAACCTGCTGCCGCTCGAATCAAACGTTGGGTATATGGCGTGAAGACAGCACGATTTACACGCGCTAGATATGCGGAATAATCTTCGCGGGGCTCTAACGGTAGAAATGCTTCGCTGTTATCACGTAAATACTCAGTGCCAGACACCACGGCTTTCATGATTTCCCAGCCTTTCATCTGGTCAATCACTGCCCGTGTTCGGACAAATGGACTGTCAACACTCCCCATATAGGAGCTGCTGACCAAATGGGTCCGAACGAGCCCTGGAACGGAGTAAGTCATGTCATTATTTTAACCGCTGATTAGTTGTTGCAACCCCATCTCCTTCGAGCGGCTTTACCTCTTTCGCCAGTCCAACTCTTGCTGCGGGCACAAAAAGATTTCTTGCGTGCTGCTTCTTTTTTGGTTTTAGGCTTGCCCGTGACAGGTGCTTTTAAATTTGAACCGGTCTCTTTATTATATTTAGCCCTGCCTTTTGCAGTCAGGCCAGCACCTTTACTTGCTGGAAGTTTTTCACCCCGGCCAACGCTAAGGTTTGGCCCCTTTTTGCGTTTTTTCTTTTCAGCCATTACTTCTTCTTTTTGGGTGGCTTTTTAGCGGTTTTAGCAGATTTTTTGAAGTCTTTTGCGGTTGGTGCGCCAGGATCGCCCGCTTTTCTCATCTTTTCACCAGATCCCGCCGCAATTCGCTTCTTTTTTGCTGCAATATTTGCGTACAGCCCTTTTTTCTTCTTCGCAGGACGCCCCTTTTTACTTCCGTAAGTTCCGCGACCTTGGGGCATGACGAGGCTTGGCTTTGGCCTATTCTAGTCCTTCGCCCCAATCAACAACCACATTGAACTGTCCCAAGTGCGGATCTTTTCGCGTGCATGTCGTTACGACTAAGAAAACCGTTGAAGGGCCTTATGAAACTGTGCGTCGTAGACACTGCAATAGCTGTGATTTCCGCTGGTACACCGCTCAGGCACCTGAAGTAAATATTGGCCCGTGCATATCTTGGGCTGGTACTGGCGACCAAGTCAGAGTGACATTGCCGCATCCAGAACAACCTCAATACAGCCGATAAGACGTAGAGCCCATCGTCTCCGGTTTTGCCAAATTAAACTGTTGTAAAACTAAATAACCGAATGCGTCAAACGCGTGGTCAACTCCCAGATTCTTGTTTGGCAGCCCTGTCCCAGGCGCATAAGTCAGTGTTCGCAACGATTTAATCAGGTGTTTGCACCTTGGATGCACCACCGTTCTTCGCGTCCCAGATGCATCCATTAATGCAGTGTTGACTGCTGTGATCTTGTCGCGGATTTTCCATGCAGCCCTAGGTGATTGGACCGTAAATCCACTGCGCCGCAAAATTGCATGGTCCGTTACACCAACCCCACTTGTCTTTCGTGCTCCGCCTGTAGGGTCCGGGCACGCAATAATTCTTCGATCCACACCATATCTACGTGTAACTTCCTCGGCAAAATCCCAGGTTGTTGCACCGCCAGTCAACATAATCTCGTCAAATACATATAACGTTTCGCCGTCCTTGACCGCGCAAATACCACTCATTGGATCAACGTTAAAGTCAACTCCTAAAAGCAATGGCTGGATGCTTATATCCTTCGCCTCTTGAGAGATGTTTTCGTCGCCAAAGCTGATTGCAACAAGACCCGTAAGGTTCTCGAAGCTTGCCTCAAATTCTTGGCGGAATGTTCTCGTGTCAAGTTGGGCGCGTGCTGCCTCAACCTCACGCTTACTAACATTCCCACCGTCAATTGTTGTATAACTCCAGCGTTCCCATAATCCTGTCTCGTCCTCCGGCACATAACACCACAAGTCATAAAACCAACTAGCCGTACCGTCCGGCGTTGAAATAAATAATGCCCAACCCTCCTTATCCGCTAACGCAGGCCGGATCACCTCAAACCATACGTCCGAACTCATAAAAGCAGCCTCATCCAATACGACCCCAGATAAGCTGCGACCCCGCAAGGCCATTGCGTTCTCTGTTCCCTTTAACTCAATCGTTGATCCATTGATTAACTCAAGGCGTAGATCGGTTTCGTTCTTGCTCTTGATCCAAACTTGTGGCACAAGCTTCTTTAAGGCTCGCCATGCAATATCCTTTGCCATCCGATACGTCGGAGCACAATAAAAAAATGTCTCCCCAGGACGATTAATCGCTCCACGCACCAATTCAACGCAAGACAAGTACGATTTGCCGAAACGACGGCCTGCTACTAAAACTCTGAAGCGTTTTTCGCACGAAAATACTTGGCCTTGAGCCCATCGAAGCTCAATTGGTCCGGTTTTTTGGCTCATAAATGCCACATTACACAGATTCTTGACCCCTGCCCCCCTTCAATAGGGGCTAGAAGCCTTTCTACCAGTTAAGATCTTGGAAAAGGTCGTATCAAGCATGACTCAAGACGAACGCCGTACCACAAATGCAAAAGAAGATCGTGTGCGGCGTTTATATCGTCGGCAGCTAGAGGGTTTGTCCGCTAGGGCACTTGTTTATGAACATGTTGAACGGGAACAGGTCAGCATCAATACCGCTTGGCGTGATTGGGCCGAAGTAAAGCTTCTCGTTGATGAAGATTGGAAGTCTGACCGCGAAAATATGTTGGCGCGGCTTCAGCACATGCGTACCAAACTGTTTAATCAGGCCATCAAGAAGGGGCAATTGCAGACCGCAAGCCAGGTTTTGGATTCGATTGGGCGCGTGATTGGTGAGTCCACCGAGATCGTCAATATTCAAGCGCCTGATTTGACCATCAAGATTCAAGACAAACAGGATTAACAACACCCTCCCCCCGCCGACTTAATTACCTCTTCGCAAGAAGGGGTTTTTTATTGAGAATCAACAAAATGGCCAATATATATTTGGGGTATGGGTATTAGTGTTCAGCCGCTGGGATCCGCGACCCTGCCCCCACCCCTGTGCCAGTCGCCAGTTGTCACACCCAGCTGTAACATACTAGAATATTAAGAAATAATTATTTCCAGCCGACGCAGTCGCAATTCGCCGTGCTACCGACTAGGATAATAAACAAGAGGACTTTACATCCTCAAGACCTTGACAACTTGGGAGCCGATTGGCTCCAATCCTGCGCAGCTTGGGTGAGCCTGGCAGCTTCACGACTGCGACCTCGCAGCCTGTGAGCCTCACAAGCTCGCTCCCACTGTATGCAGGAAAACCAACCCAAAACCACCCAATCACTAAACCATGAAAAATTCAAATTTAAGTGATAAGTGTGCATGGGAAGTCCTCTGGGATTTCTACATCACAACGGCTGATGACTACGAAGGATTAACATCAGACTTAAAAATTACATTTGAACGCGGCGAAACACTTCAGCAATTCGCTGAACAGTGTCTAAAGTCTGCTGTCGAATGTGTCTGATAAGGGGGGACTTTGTCCCCTTCTTTTATTCTTTTTAAATCAACCGCACCAACAACCATGGCTCAAAGAATGATTGAAGAAAACACCTTGGACGCATGGCGCTTAGGTGCCACGCTGTCGGCGTTCTTGTTGGTCTTAACGTTCGGGGCTGTCGTCTTTAACGTTGAGAATGAACAAGCGATGCAGCGGTGCTTACGTTCCAATGCGGAGAAGGCGGAATGTCTTCTAACTGTGTACGGACGTTAAGCAAGAGGCCCGGCCACGCGCTGGGCTTTCTTCTTGTCTGCTAGTATTCTAAAGAACCAACCAATCACACCATGGAAACCTTCAAAATTGTTCGGTCGTTCAACCCAAGCCTCAACAAGTCAGACCGCACCATTAAACGCGGTTTAACGCTTGACGAGGCACAGGCACATTGTCGCCGTCCCGATACCCGTGAGGCTGGCGTCTGGTTTGACTGCTACACAGCCGAATAACCGTCATGAATGGCCGGCCTGAATGGCTGGCCTTTTTCATCCGTACCAACAAACATTAGACCCCCATCAAAGGGGTCTTTTTTTATGCCTTGTTGTTGACGGCTGGCCGATATTGATGCAATACTAGGGGAGTAGTCACAACTACAACCAATGAACCAACCCAAGCAACAAACCCACGTCTTTCATCTCTGCCAGTACACCGAACGACACGGCCACCAAGTCGTGTATCAACTGATCACGTCCCAAATGGACGCCGATGAACTGGCGGACGATTGGAATCAATCACTATCAGAACGCGGGATCCCTGGTTCCGTCTGCTCCTGGTACATCACTGGCCCGCACCAGAACACATCACAATTTAACTAATGAACAACTCTGACGACTTCATGCTCCCCAGTGAGCTTGAGCCAGCTTGGCCGCCATCCGACGATGACATCGAAGCCATGGAGCTGGATGCCTACGACCGCCAGAAGCTTGACGACTTGATCGCGGAGGAGCTTTGGCGCGAATCCCTGCCATCCGTTCCAACACCAGCAGAACTAAACCCAAACCTCAAATGAAAGAACTCACAGCCGAATGGACAGGCGTCACGCTTCAAGACTTTATCGAACTCGACAGTGAGGATCTGGCTCACATTGAACACCTGTTGATGGACGAATGCGCTTGCACTCCAAAAAGCGAAATCTTGCTAGCCAAGATTCGGATTCTTCAGCACTGCACCCTTTAATTTTTTTGTCCAGCTTTTCCAACTCAACCAATGTCAACCCAACTGGAAGTTCAAGCCCGCCTCAGTTACACCCGAGCAATGCTGGAAAGGGGTATCCGTACAGCTTCAGTCGCCACAATGGTTAGCGCAAAATTTTGCGTCTCACGTTCCACCGCATATAACGACATCACAGCCGCCCAGGCTGAGATTGAGCTGAGTGACGATGGACCAAGCCTGGAGGAAGCTTCCGAACCAATCAACACCGATAGCGTCCTGGCGATGCTCCAGCATCGTCTGGAGGTCTCTGTAGCCACTGGTGACGACAAAGCAGTCTGCAGCTTAATTAAAGCTATGAACCAAGCCAAACAATGGAACGGGTACAACACCCAGTCCGTATCACCCTTCGCTTAACCAATGGACCTAACCGTTCACGAACTTGAACTCCTTGTTGATGCCATCAGCTGGGAGCTGTTCTTTCTTGAAGAGAAGGGATGGCATGACTCCAAACGAGCCGACCTTCTCCGTGATCTTCAAGAACGCATCCACCAATTCGCACTCACTGAGGCTTAACGCACCAATGAACATCAACACTAAAACCGGTGAGCTTTTGATAGCCACCTTGGGACGTTACACCAGCAAAACTGAGAAGATCATCTTCTTCAAAACCAGAGCTGGGTCTCTGGTTAGCAGCTATTACGTCAGCACCTTTAATTCAATTAAAGAAGGTGATGGATTGATGCTGTCTAACGAATACGGTCGTGATCAAGCTATCGATGGCGATGAAGTCGCCAAATGTAAAACTTTCATCCGTAACCACTCATGACGTACCACTACCAACCACAACAAGAGTACGAACTAGCAAAGATTGAGAGGGTCTTGAAAGAACTTCAGTCTGTTATTGAGCGCGAAAAGAAGCGCCATATGATGGATGAACACCTTTCACATTCCATGCGAGATCTTCTCGAATATGAGATCATTCCATTGCTGGAAGCTGAGGTAAATTACGACCCAACACCACAAACCTCCTACGATTTCCTTCACCAATGAATAACGAACTAATCTCACGTCAACAAGCTGATCGTGCCGTCAATCAATTGCTATCTGTCATCATTGGCAGAAGACAAGCCTTGGCATCTAATCATCTGGAAAATTACATCCCAGAACGTTTAGAACTTTGTTTGAAACTGATTGGGCAGGAAATGGAGAACGACATAAAATTGGGTGATCCTGACATGGTTAGCACTGCCTTGAGTAGATCTCAACGCAAACTATCAAGCGTTCAATCGTTAAAGGTTTTGTCAACTTTAATCAGAGAGGTTGAATGGTCATGACTAGCTTTTCTAGTTGGTCTAAAAGACCAGAAGAGATGAGAGCAGCCGCTAAAACTAGGGCGATTGCTGCGCTCCACAAAAAACACAGTAAAGGGCTCACTGCCCTTGAACGGGCTTACCTTCATGCCCTAAAAACTGGCCGCCTTGATCTTGATGATTAACACCAGGGCCAACTAACTTCTAGCTCTTCCTCCCATGAATGGCCGTTTATTGGTCGTTCCAAAATGTAAGCAGTCAGAAGACGTTTCATCTCTATGAATGGGATCTCTACCTCTTCGGCTGCTTTCGCCACATTCTTCTTTCCCCGATAACAAAGGTCTAACGCTTCCTCAAGCTTCATCCCACCGCTCCAACAAACAACCCATGATTACACTTCGACCCTACCAGCAAACCATCGTTCAGTCAGTTAATGAAGCTTTCTCGAAAGCTCCAAAAGTCTTGCTTCAACTCCCAACAGGCGGAGGTAAAACAGTTATCTTTTGCGAAATAGTTAAACAGTATTTAGCTAAAAATAAAAAAGCAATTATTGTTGTCCATAGAAAAGAACTTTTGGATCAGGCTTCTACAGCACTTTCGAGACTACAAATACAACACAGCCTTATCGCGCCAGGTGAACGCGTAGACCCGTCCCATACGGTCATTGTCGCTTCAGTTCAGTCCTTGAACAGAAGAACACTTACCTTTCAGCCAGACATCCTTATCATCGATGAAGGACACCATGCAGCAGGTAATAACAACTGGACTAAAGCTATTAAAAAATGGCCTAAGGCAAAAACACTTGGAGTAACAGCAACGCCTTGTCGCCTTGACGGCAAACCTCTGGGTAATCTGTTCAACATCCTCGTATCAGGGCCGCCAACCGCTGAACTTATTTCTCAAAATTATCTGGCCCCAGTCAGAGTGTTCAGCCCTCAAGCTTCTGTAACCGCTGAAGGCGTTGGAACTAGAATTGGAGAATATATTCAAAGCCAACTTACTGAACGCTTTGACACTCCAGAAGTCGCAGATGAAGCTGTTTTTAACTTTAAACGGATTTGTCCAGACGCTAAAGCAATAGTCTTCTGTTGCAGTGTCCTCCATGCGGAACACACCGCACAAGCGTTCCAAAATGCAGGGTTTTCATCTGCCTGCTTGCATGGAAAACTTTCTAAATTAGAGCGTGAATCTATCCTTCAACAATTTCAAGAGGGGACTATCCAAGTCATTACTAGCAGAGACTTAATCAGTGAAGGCACTGACATCCCAGACGCTCAAGCTGCTATCTTGCTTAGACCAACACAATCTGAAAGCCTTTATTTGCAACAGGTTGGACGGGTTTTAAGAACTTCGCCTGGTAAACGATTTGCTTTCATAATTGATCTTGCTGGCAATACTTGGAAACATGGATTGCCAGATGAGCATAGAGAATGGAGCATTACTCGCGGACTAAGAAAAACCAAAATCGTACAAATTACTAAATGCACTTGTTGTGACTCGATCCTAAGTAAAGTACAAGAGTTTTGTGACAACTGCGGAGCCAAAAACCCTGATTACAAGCCAAATGAGCAGAACAAAAAAAATGCAGCTCCTTTATTGTCACAGGAGGAAGTAGTAAAACTAGAAATTGAAGAATTAAATCTTTTTGAGGTTACTGGTAGGATTGATTTTATTATTAACAGAGAAATAAGGCTAAATCGCACTCGCTGGTACGGAGTAAGGCTGCATTGGCTGCTTGATGAAAACAGAGATCAACTTACAGAAGCGCAAATTGAGTCATTTGAAAACATGCTCTCAAATTATGTTTTTAACAGCTGGAAGGCTTGGGATTATGTAGGCATAAACAATAAAAGCATGGATGGCAAGCCTTTTAATGTCCTGTCAGCCTATAGAAACAGGACAGAACTTAAATCCGAAAGTGGCGCTCCATACTCTAATTGGCCCATGTTTATTCAAGTCCTTGGAAACAAATTTATGGAAAGTGTTATGCAAGATAGTAGATACGAAATATACGTAGGGGACTACTCCAGGTATGTCAATGTTGAATTGCAAGATTTAAGATTTTACGATAAAAATTCCAAAAAACTGCTTACTTATTACGAAATTGATCCATTAATCCAAGCTTTTATGATCTACTACGTTCCTCTTGAAGAGCTTAAATATAGACTCGCAAAAGGTGAATGTTACTGGGGGCGCTAAAACACCTCGCCAGCTAAAAGCATCTCCTGATAGAGGTTGTTTCGTTCGGTCCATCGAGCCTCACAGCCTCTCATCTCTAACTCGTTCAACATTCTTAGTTGAATGGTCCCATTGGGTTTGCCAATAATTACCGCTCCACCACCAACACGGATGCCAGCCCTTTCATATAAGGCGAGGCTATAAGCGCCAAGTTGGTCCTGATGGTCTTTTAGCCAAGACTCGGGCTTGTCGGTCTCCCTGCCGCTAGTTTTGAAGTCGCAGATCGTTAGTCCTAGCTCTGTGTCCAGCAAGGCGTCTGCCGTTCCAGCAAAGCCTGATGAATGGCTAACGCTAAATTCTGAGGCATGAATGGCCGTTACCGCTCCACTCACCAGCCAGTCGGATAAACCTCTGGCGTACTCACGGGCTGCCCACGATACTTTGGGCGCTCCCTTTTCTGACTTCTTAAGTGCCCAGGTGGTGATGGCTTTTGGAGGACGTGCCAAACCATCATCCCAAACCTTCCACGCTCCTTTCTTGTTGGCACTTTGACGGGCCAACTTGGCTGCTGTCTTGAGCACATACTCGCAATGCTCATGGGCAACAGTACCCCGGTCACAGGCAAGATCACGCTCCAATGAACTGCCAGGTCTCTTGGACCATCGTGCCAATGCATCTTTTTGTGTTTGAGGGGCTGTGTGCTTCAGGATATGGGTGACAGAATGATAAATCTGCCCTTCTTGATCTCTGTAAACCCTGAATGGGCCAGAGTTATCTTGTTCCAGTTGCCATCGACGCAGTGACGCCAATATGTCTTGGGCGTCAAGCTGCTCCGTCATAATCCTCGTTCAATAGAGCCTCTGATTTTTCATTGAGCCATTGACGCATAAGTTGGTTTGCTTTTGGCTCAACCAAATGGGCGCTCGAAACCCAGCCTCTTAGATGACCAACGACGACAGCAACGGAGCCATCCTCTAGAAACTCTGTGACTGTCTCGGGTAGTTCTGTTGTACCGGGCATTAGACGCTCTTTCCCAAGATTAATCTACATGAAAAGAAAGGGGGCGCAAGGCCCCCGCTCCAAAATCAACCCTCGCTAAACGGATCGTCGCCTGTCACCATTCGGTTTAGGTCAAATCCACCCTTCTGCACCTGCAGCCAAGCTTTCTCCATCTGAGTCTCGTTGTGCTCGTCCTCATCACGGGGAACGATCAACAGCTCATAACGCACCATGTCAGCCTTGATCTTGCTCAGCTCGAAATCCCAGTCCAGCAAGTTCTTGCTGTACTTCTTGTTCAAGCCATACTTTGCAAACTGACGTGCCAATGAAATGTGTGAAACTTCAAGAACTTGGACTCTATCCATGTCCCAGTTGTAAACAGGCCATGTCAAGCATTGTTGTGGCTTGCGAATAGCTGTCTTGTCATAATTCATCGACTGAACATATTCAGAGCCAAGCTCTAAATCAATCTCATCGGATGATGGCTGACCCATAAAACGGAATGGTTTCATGGAGCCTGATGCTTTGGCTTCTGCCCAGACAAGCCAGTATTCAAGCGGGTCTTGCTCTAAAAGTGCAAAGTTTGCTGGCTTACCCTGCTCTAGTTTTGTATATCCAAGGTAGTTATCTTTAGAAGAACTACCGTCATTCTCTTGTTCAAGAGATTGAATGAAGCCTGCGGAAAGTTTCACGAGAAAGTTGTCTTGTGGGTTGTCGCGTCAGTGTTTGACGCTCCAACAAACTACAAACAACCTTGCCTTTTGTCAATATGGGCTAGGATAAAAAAACTCCCGACTAGCCCACGAACCAGGGGGCCAATCGGGAGAGTTAATTGATTACCCTTCCATAGTACATGAACCTTCAGGAATTTGTTGCCCAGCTGCCCTCTGGCCTGGTCTATGCACCGATATATGCCAAAGGCGCCCCAATGGCCTCTGGCAAGCCTGCTACTGGCAAGAACCCCTTAGAGGCAAGCTTTGATCGCAAGTTTGATGCAGCTGATGTTGCCCTTGCCATTCAACGCAATCCTGAGCTTCACGCTGTTGGTGTCTTTACTGGCATTCGTGGCAATGGCATCGTCATCCTTGACGTTGACCTTGGCTTAAAAAAACTTCTCAAGGTCTGGGGCTCCTCCCTTGAAGGCGCTCCAACAATCACATCGACCAAGAGCAACGCCGCTAAATACCTTTTCCGCGTGCCTGAAGACCTCTGGAGCAGCGTTGAAGGCAGAGGTTTAGGCGATCAGGACTACGAGATCCTTTGGAACTCCAAGCGCCAAGGCGTGATCTTTGGCGAGTATCCCGGCAGCAAAAACTCTGAGCCTGGTCAGTACAAGATCTCTGGCGACCTATCCAGCATTCCTGTCGCCCCAGATTGGTTGCTTGCTGAGATGAAGCAGCCTGCAAAGGCTATTAACAAGCGTGATCCTGATTTCACGGATCGCACGCAAGACGAAATCTTTGAGATTGTCCGTGACTGCCTAAACGTCATCCCATGCAAAGGCGCTGGCTCCAGGGATCACTGGGTCAGGATTGGCATGGCAATTAATTCTGCTTTGCCCAATGAAATGGGCTTCATGCTTTGGTCAGCATGGTCAGCAGAGGATTCTGATTACGCCTCTGAATGGGAAAACGACAACCCTTGCGCTGATGTCTGGAACACCTTTAAAGGCAATGGCGTAGGCATCGGAACTCTTATTCACTTGGCGGACAGGGAGGATCCCAAACGGCTTAGGTTTTCAGATAGTTTGGCCAAAGTCGTCAAATCAGCCGAAGAAAAAGTAGTCCAAGAGTTCCGCACAGCAACTCTTGAGTTTGAAGAGGTCATTCGCCGCTGCGAACAAATACTCAATCTTGATAACCCAGCTGAGGTCAACTACAAGCTCAACAGCCTTGCTTTACAGGCTGGATACAGAGATCAAAGCGCACTTGAAAAACTCATTGTTGATCAAATCGCTTTTGAGAAAAAAGTTGAACTTCTCACTGTTGAAGAGTTGATGGAAAAAGAAGTTAAGCGTGATTACTTGATCCCTGACGTTCTGCCTCACCCTTCTGTCGTCTTGATCTATGGCGCTGGTGGTGACGGTAAGTCCACAGCAGCTTGGGCTCTTGCAGGGCATATAGCTTCCGGTAAACCATTCAAGGTTCGGGGGGCTGACGTACCAGTCGAACAAGGCCCTGTCCTTTTGCTAAATGGCGATCAAGGTCTGCCGCAGTTGAAAGAACAGTTGATCGAAGCCGATTTTCCAATAAATAGTGACACTTACATCCGAAGTGACTGGCATCTTCGTCGTTACGCCCAGTTCATCAAGCTGATGGAAAAATACAAGCCAAAGCTTGTCGTCATTGATTCCTTGATTGGCTGCTCTGGCGGTGCAGCTTTTGACGAGAACAAGTCTGAGTTCGCGACCCCCCTTTATTGGCTCACAAAAAACAATGGTCAGCTGTTCCCTGCCACCACAATCTTGATCATCCACCATGCCAACAAAAATGGAGGGTTCAGAGGCACTTCAGCTATCCGTGACGCTGTAGATGAAACTTGGTCGCTTCAGAACCCCCACAACCCTGAGAACAAACTTCAGAACCGCCCAATGAAGGACCAACGGGTTGAAAAGCATGAACGGCTTATCACTATCGAAAAAAGCCGCTCTGGTCGCTCTGGCACCAAGCTCAAGCTTGGGCAGAATGAAGACCTCGGTTTTTATATCGAAGACTTCACGCCCGAAATGGATCCAGAGGACAACACTCCTTCGTCTGTTGCAGGTCGCGTTCTTAGCCGCCTTCGCACTGCTTTCCCTGAGTCACGCACCAAAACGGATCTACTTGCTGATCCTTTGGTTGCTGGGTCTGCTGTCGCAATTAAGAAAACGCTCCAACGAATGGAAGACCGTAAGTTGATCGTCTCTTACGTCTTAGAAGGATCTCGTTCCAAACACTATCAAGCTGTTCTCGCGTGCGGAGAGGGTCAAAGACTGTCCCCTTCTACTAGTAAACCTAGTGCTGGAGCGGTATCTGAAGGGGGACAAAGCATGGGGGACAACCCACTCTGTCCCCCTTTGATGGATGGAGCGGTTGAGATTGAATTGACCGAGGAACAAAGGGGACAACTCTAACTGTCCCCCTTGGGTGTCCCCATGCAAACTCTTTGGCATGACTGGCTTTTGACCAAAAGGGACACTTTTTACATCTATACGCGCGAGAAGCCTTTCGATGAATTGGAGCGAAATCCTTAGCAAGGCTGGTGTTCCTGAACCTCCGGGCTACCTTGAAACCGTTGCTTCGGTACGCTCCAAACCCAGAGTTAAATCGTCCAACAAATCCAAGAAATCCAAAAAGAAACCCGTAAAATCACGGAATGAAAAGAGTCGAAACCTACCTCCCCGAGGAAGTCGCCAAACGTCTTTCTGATCAAGCAGAAAGCATTGGCGTTGGACGATCAGAATTGATCCGTGACCTCATCCTTAACTCTCAAACAAGTTTTGACATTACGCCCGATGATTACAACAAAGCTGTTGTCAGGGTTCGTAAGCGTTGTGGCCATCTTATTGGTCGCCATCAGGCTGAAAGCGTTGTGGCGTCAGTCTTCGCAGAGTTCTCAGGAGCCAGTCTTCGTGCAGCAAAAAATTAATCTGTACTACTGCCAGGTCGATGATGACGACGAGCACTTCCCATTAGCCATTGCTCGATTTACTGCCTATGACGAGGACCACAAACCCTTGTCTGTAGAGCAGGTAACTTACGAAAGTGACCCGAATTACTTTCAAGCTCAGGTCTCTGCTGCTCTTTCATGCGGTGTTGACGTAAGTGTCATCACGGCTTCACCAATGGAAGATTTTGCCTGGATTAAACAACTCTCGCAACAAGCTTGAAACTTAAAATCTTTCGCAATGACAGCACATGGATTGTGCTAACAGAGAATAATGAGATAACGTTCCATCAAACGCTTGCTGGAGCGATGGCTGATGCCTCTACCAAAATCAGGGCGTCAACTGATGCTGGATCGTCTATATGCAGCAGTTAGATCAGCCGCGACTGCTGACATCCAACGAGCTGCAATGCTCCTAGAAGGAGCCAAAAAGATTAGGGCAGGCTCAAGCCGTCAACGATCTTCCGCTCGAAAAGCACAAGCCAATGCTTGGGAGAAAAAGGTTGACAACTCAGTAACATGGTAATATTACTGTACTATTGTGCCGTTTGATGGCAAGCAATCACGGCAAGCGTGTTTACATCCAAGTTCTCCTAGACCCTAATCGTGGAGCGTTGTTCTTACTTGAAGCCGCAGAAAAAAGCATTAAACCCTCTTCCTTAATGCGTGAAATTATTTATGACCACATCGCCAGCGAAAACAACCTTGAAACGTACGAACAAGCCCTAATCCAGGACAAGCAGGAATGGCAGAACTCTGTAGAAGCAAGAATTGCTGGACGTGCCGCTAAGCGACGTGAACGTGCTGGCCTCAAGGAAGAGCCCTAAACCTGTTCCAGTCCAGCGATATGTCCAACAGCTTGCTTTAGCAACTTGCCCTGATGCCACTGTTGACGCGCCATAGCAACACAAAGCTGTGACAGCACATCTATGTTCTCGCAATCCTCAATTTCCCTAATACTGCGTTCGAGCGTCAACTCCTCTTCAAGACTCTGTTCAACGACCATCCATTGCATTGATGGATCGTAAGGCCCGCTTTTCGGAAGCATAGGGTTCCTCCGTCTTGAACCGTATGTAATCACCTATAGCTGGGAATAACCAGTCTTGCACTGGTAAACAAGCCTGCCAATTCACGGGTTGGACACAGTTCATCACGACTGTTGTCCAAAACGCACTGATATATCCCCAGTTCATCGATCAACAAATACAGCCCAGCCGCTTGCTTCTCCTTCGATAGACCAGCGTTGATAGAAAGCAGGGCGAGACATCCTGATCAACTCACCTGACTTTGTAATGTCATGGCCGCCATGATCCATATCTGGCTTACCCATCGGATCCATAGCAATGAAATCATCCTTGTCATAGCCAATGATTACGCTCCAATGACCACAGCCTTCGCTATCGCACACTGCTGGATTGCCTTTGGTTAGATCGCCTTTATGCAGCCAGCCAACCATGATTGGCCTGCCAGCATCGATCTCAATCTCAATATCCTCAACCCTGGCATCCCTGCGAAACTCAGCGTCCAAGCCAAGTGATCTCAACGCAGAAACCTGAGCGTGGACTGCTGTCGTATCACCAAACTTTCGGCGTACATGCCGATAAGCATCTTGACTTCTGATGCCATGGTGGAACGCTACAACCATTGCAGCCGCTGCATCAAAGCATTCCCGGTAGCCATAGCCAGTAAGGCTATCCATTTGGTTGTAATACGGGACGCCATAAACCTCTTGGTGAATGCCGCTTGTTTTCCACATCTCAAACCATTCAGCCTCATCACTGAGGAGGTCTTGGTCAATGGATTTCTCCAGCTCAGCAATCGCAGCTAGCTGGTGAGGATCGCCTTTTTTAAAAAACTGAAAGAACGGGAGGAGTGATAAGCCCACAACTATTACGACCCAAAGCCACATTTACTTTTCAACGCGACCATCCGGAAACAGTAAGTCCTGCACATACTTACAGGCCACATCATCCAGTTGGTTGTCTGTCTGCTCACTGATCTTGATCAAACAGTCAAGTAGCAGCTGCTTTACAGCCTTTGATTTGATGAAGCTAAAAAGGATTGGCTTTAGAAGTAAAACCATGACAGCACTGTGTGTGCCGGAAGTCTAAGTCCGATTTGCGTGGCCTTCCAGTCGTGCAACATTCTGCTCTAGGTCTGAGATTCGAGCGAATAGCTCCTGGTCTCGAACCCTCAAGTCAGCGTGGAGCACATCCATTCTTGACGCTAAATTATCGACAGCTGAGGTCAGACGCACCAACGAATCCCTTCCATGCTGTGTCTCACGGTTGGCACCTTTGATACCAGAAGCTGCTACGCCTATTGACGCACCAGCCACAGCAGCCCAGATTTCAACCACCATTCGACCTCTAGCGTGAACTCATCATGGCAGAAGAACAAGCAAAGCAAGAACAAGAAAACGACAACTCACGCCTAGGCGATGTAATCAAGGTTGTCTTGCTTGCTTGGGCAATGGCAATCCTGACCGCTAACTACCTTGGCGTCTTCAAGCAATCGCTTGACCCCACCTATCCAGCTTCCATTCTTTCTGGCACGGCGGCGTCCTTTGGACTAGCTGTTGGCAACAATAAAAAGAAGAAAGAGCAGCCTACACTTAAGGAAGAAACCCCTACCTCCAAGCCAAAATGAGGCGTTTTCTTTTTGTATCGTGCCTAACATTTTTTGCGATAAGTCCTGCTTCGGCAGACATTACGCACGCTATTAAATCCTCAATTTCGCTAACTGTTGATGGAGCGGGATCAATCTCAACGCGCGTACCTTCTTCAGTGGCGGTATCTGGCTCTAACGTCACTTTGGGTACTGCTCCTGCTTTGGGGACACTTACTTCCGGCACCGCTGTTGGCTACACTCCTGGCGCTTACACTATTACTACTGCTGGTGACGCTTTTTCATATACAGAGTCGTACATAGAGGGTGATGACGTTCCAACCGTATTGTCTACAACTGTCACTGCTGGCGTAGTCCCAGCGATGCCTATCTTTGGCAGCAACACTACAACTTCGGGCGGTGTAGCTGGCACTTTGGCTGGAACGATTGCAACAGATGGCGCACTAGCGATTACTGCT